AGTCTCTACAGTCTAATATTCTACCTTTTGTAAGATTACATGCCATATTTTTTCTTTTAAGTTGTTAATAATTAGTAAGTTAAGGAGGTTAAATAAAGTATTAAATAACCTCCCTAATTTACATTTTTTTTAGTCTAATCTTACGATGTCTCCTCCCTGAGCATGCTGTGTACCCCCTGAGAATTTTGCGACGCATCTAATATTTGAGCTCCCATCAATTTCAGACATATCTAAAATTTTCAAAGCTGGACCATGGTCCGAAATTAGGTCTGTGCCGAAAAATAAATTAGATTTTTGAGCTGCTGCCATTTTGTTATCTACCATACCTGGACATACTGCTATTTTAATACCATTGTACATTGGTACAAATGTATCAGTCATAGAGTATAGGTTAGCGTATCCTGCTGCTGCCATATTTTCTATGTATAGTCTGTAAGACGCTGTAGACATATAGATATATAAATCTTCTTTGCCCCATACTGCTGATGGTATAGCTGCTGTAATTAGTCCTAAGTTCTCATCTATGTTAGCTGCTGTAAATGCTGTACCTGCTGACGTTCCTCCTGAGCCATCTGAGTTAGTTGCTTCTACAATTGCTGTATCATTCTCAAAATGTCCGTTCCCTGCATGCATAAATCCTGTAAACTCTCCTGATCCTGTATTTGCTCCTTGCCAAATTTTAGTCTCTACATGGTCTGATATTACATCAGATAGGTAAGACATTACAAACGCTGCAAAGTCATCAGCTAATCCGTTATTATGCTGTCCTGCTTTCATTTTAGCCGCTTGCCAATCAGCTAATAAACTAACTGAACATAAATCTAAGTTAATTTGTAGAGCTTCCGGCTGTAATACTCTCTCTGCTAATGTTAATGTACCTGCCTCATCAAATCCGCATGACGCATCTACTACTAAGCCGCTAGAACTTACATTTGTAATATTTCTTTTATACTTAATATTCTCTAGTACAGTTAAGTACTCTAATGATTTTGTAGCATTTAATGCCGCTGCAATATACTGCCCTGCATGCTCTCCTGCATAATTACTACTAATTGTTGCTAATCCCATAATTTTTTATTTTTTTAGGTTTTTATTAAATTATTATTTTCTTACTTTTGATAGGTTATGCCAGTATCTATCTTTAGCACTTAATTTATTGTACTCAGATGGAGATAATTCTTGCATCCCTGTAGAGTTATTGCTAAATTTATTAAGCTCTATACCATTTGTAGCTGGTAAATCAGACAATTCATTTAATTTGTCTTTAGTTTCTTTTAACTCAGATTTTAGAGATGTAAATTCCTTTTTTGTAGCTTCTAAAATTACTCTAATTTGCTTAGCCATTGCTACCTCCTCTACTTTCTCCTCTATAATTGCTACTGCTATCTCTGCTGCTTGCTCTGCTACCTCAGCTGTAACCTCATCTCCTGTAGCTTCATTAATAGCCTCAGCTACCTCAGCTACTGCTCCTCCTACTTCTCCTATTACTTCCTCTACTACTTCCTCTGCTGGTACTTCCTCCTCATATTCCTTATCCTCTTTTTTAGCTTCTACTTCCTCTGTAGCTTCCTCAGTATCTATAGAGGCTACTACTCCCTCCTCTTTTACTGTAAAAGATACTCCATCATCTCCCTCTGTACGATATGTACCCTCAGGTAATGGTATGGTCGTTCCATCTTCTGTTAATACTGATACATCTGATCCCTCTGTAAGAGAGTCAGCTGTAGATACGATAATAGTACCATCCTCTAGCTTTGCCTGATACTCGAGATTAACTGACTCAGCAGATAATCCTAATGCTTCCAAAATTTGATTTTTAATGTCCATGATTTTTAATAGTTTTATATAGTATAATAGATTTATTTTTTACTTATTTGATTTTCAACCTTTAGTATCTCTGCTAAGGCTTCTAATACCTCCTTATCTGTAAATTTAGCCTCAGACATTTTCTGCATAGCATTAACAAAAAATCCCTCAATACTCAAACCGGTTAATTTTCCACTTTTTAAATCAGTCCATACCTCATCATTATTTATACGCATTTTGACCATCCATGTAGACTTAGGCAAATCATATCCATATAAATTACTTTTGTCTTTTTTACTATCTTCTATAATCCATGACTCCATTACATATATATCATCTACCGGTCTCTCATGCTCATAGGTAGCCTTATGCTGATTTTTATATTTTAAAAACATCTCACTAGCGCGTCTTACTGTATCCTCTGAAAAATAGACATAAAAATCCTTATCCTCATCCGCATTATATCTATAGATGGACTTATTAGGTATTAAGGCTGGAGATATTAGTACTCTCTCCTCATCTGTCTGCTTTGCTAATGTTAAATTATTCTTTTGTTTATTAAAAAATACTGCTGACTCCTGTATAGCCGGATCAGAGACTAAACTGATAGCGTCAATAGCTAACTCCTCCTCTCCTGGCATATCTGATATTACTAGCTCTACTATATCAAAATATTTTTTTTTATTTTTCTTTTTTGGCTTCATATCTTATAATAGATTAATTAATTATTTATTTTATATTGTACTCCTCCTCCTGATGTCTGCTAACTGAGCCTGTTCTTGCGTCATCTCATCAGCTACTACAAA